AGAACCGGAAGGTTCTTTAATTTCATTGCCTGTGATCCTTTCTTGCGAATCGGCATAGGTGATCCTTGCAAAAATTGATTCAGAAACTGAATGGTCTTTTGGCCTTTGAATTCGTCTATCACAACGATATCGAAATCGTCCGAGTAGAGGTCGTAGAAGTCTTCCGTGGTCGGCATATGGTACACTGATAGTGATTTCTCCAACCACTCTACGAGTGAAGTCTTCCCAAGGTTCCTCGGGCCATGAATATAGAGCTGAGGGGCCTTGAATGCACGTGTCTGCCGAATATTCTTGCAAATCCACTCCGCAATCTTTAGATTGTTATCGGTTAGTCCTTCTAAAGAAGGAGGAATCCAATCAATCTTATTCTTTTTAGAACGCTCACATTCTATCCAGGTAGCGTACTCTTCGAGTTTTCTTTTGTTTAGCATAACATATCCAGGGTTTTCCTTATTAATCTCCATAAGAGATTTCCCATCCAGAATCTGGTTAGCAACAGTATCAGATTTAGGAGCTACCTTCTTTTTAATTGAGTCCACATCCACTCCTTCAGCTACATAATTTCCAGCTTTAGTAACGTAAGTAACAGATCCACAAACACTTTTGGCTACCTCATATGATCCATGCTTAAGAGCAATAAAGTCGAAGCAATCGACTTGACAGAAGGTCTTTTTCTCCTTGAACTGGAGAAAGACATGAAGGTGAGGAGTCCCATCCTTATGGGCCTCTTCACAGACTATGTAGCCTTTAAGAGAGTCTCCAAACTTCTGTTTAATCCTCTCGACGGCTATTTCTTTTTTTTCGGCACATTGAGGGAAAGTCAAGATGAAATTCTTTCCCTGCATACGAAACCTCTTGGGCTTCTTTTCCACGGAGGTAGACTCCGTTTCTCTTTCGCTAAGAGGTGAGAGGGCGGACTCACGACAAAGCAGGCGGTCATCAGTATCAGAGTTGATAAAAGCGGGCTCTTCAGTAAGGTCGACTAATGTCTCCATGTCTCCACTGGGCGTAGGTAATATTATAGCCCAGTGGAGACTAAAGTGATTTATATCAGAATTTAACCAGACGTAAACGTCAGAGTTAAAATTCTTTCTTTAGACGGAAAAGTGTCAAACGCGTAAGATATTTTTCCGCGAGGAGAGTTTTTTCAAACTCTGACAGGTGCTAATAATAAATTGTGGGAGATCCGAATTTTAGTCACATAATTTAATAATAAACTAGGTTTTGAAGGTGGGAGATCAGAATAGAAGGTGGGAGATACTAGGTAACGAAAATCTACTGCGCAGGGAACAGGCTGCGCCTGGACACCCTGCTCCGTGATTTCCTCTGGTGCGAGAATAAGTAGTTGAATCGTAAAGGATAGAATTATAGAGAAATGGTTTCTAGGTTCGAGTCCGAATGGATTCATCGATTTGTTCTTGTTCTATTTTCGAAGAATAAATTATAAGAAAGCTGTGTTTTTTTCTGATTGGAAGATAAGAATATATAAGATTAGTAATTGGTTATTTTCGTGTTTAAATATGCAACAACCACAAGAAGTGTTCATACCCAAAACTCCTAAGAAAAGAGCAGCAGTTAAAAGAACAGAATCAACTATAAAATGGCAGTCTCCTATGGATCAGGTACACTCAAGCGAAGAAAAGCTATTAGAGCAAATTCACTTGTGCGGAAAGCGGCTATCCTCCTTAGAGGAAAAGCTGGAAGATATAGTACAGCTCCTTTGGCAAGCAGGGGATTCCAGGGATACAGATACGGAGGAGGAACAAGAGGTGAATTAAAATATGTAGATAATTTGGATAACGATGAGTTGATAGTGCATACAGGTACCGTAGTACCAATCAACTTATTGGCAAGCGGTACAGCTGTAAATGAAAGAGTTGGAAGAAAAGTAGTCCTAAAGTCATGCTTAGTAAATTTCACAGTAAAGAACGTAATTGGAGTTAATACAAATGCACTTCAAGGAGCAATCGTTAAAGTATCTTTAATATATGATTCTCAACCAAATGGAGCAATAGCACCGGCAGCATATAACGATATCTACAGCACAGCACACCCAACATCCCCTTTAAACTTAAACAACAGAGATAGATTCAAAGTACTCTGGTCTAAATATGCTCAAATTGGAAGTTATTTAATATCTGGAGCAGGAAGTCTAGCTACAGGAGCACCACAGCACGCAATAAGAACTTGTTTCAAGAAAATGAATCTACCAGTTATCTTTGGTGGAGCAGGTGGTAGTATAGGTGATATTCAAACAGGTGCATTATTATTATGTTTCACTGCTGATGTGGCAAATATGAGTATGTGCGACTACTACACACGTGTAAGATACTCAGATAATTAATCTTTATTTGTAAAAATCAATAAAACTATCAATTTCAACAATCTCTAATCTGGTCTCAAGAGTATTAAGTCTACCATCAGCTGAAGCTTTGACGTAGACTTCCGAGAGCGAGTAATTGCTCAAAATTAGAACCGGAAGGTTCTTTAATTTCATTGCCTGTGATCCTTTCTTGCGAATCGGCATAG